CTGGCGGCGAGAACGCATACGTGATTTTCAACGCCGTTGCGTTACAGTATATTTTATCCTCATGAATCTCGTAATCTAACGCCGGGGGATCTTTCTTAATCAACCGTAAATAGTTAGCCGGCAACTGAAACGCCGAAGAAAACCCATATAGCGGAGTCGCCGCTAATTTATTAAGCTCAATTTGATTAATCGCAAACCGCCAAGGATGGCTCTGTAACAAGCCATCCTTAGTCGTGTCATACAACGCTTTACATAGTTTAGCCTCGCGCGTACTATCTGAAAACGACGTGATCTCGTCGGCTCCAATTAAGAGTAACGCAGCGGTGCACAAGCTAACTTTTGTAAGCGTCATAAGCTCTAGTCTGTGTCAGTAGCTGTGATAACAAGCCCATCGGTTACGTCAACGACGCCACCAGTGTTGCTGTTAACAACGTTAAAACTGTGAACCGGGGTTCCGCCAGTTGAAGACACAACAAGAATTATGTCGTTCACTTTCAAGTTTACGGACCGATCATTAAAGTACCCGGCCGCTCGAATTACAGACAACGCATCGGGCGAGCTGTAAATAAACAAATCGGGAGTCTCTTGTCCGTACTGAGTGATCGCTTTAAACGAATTAATATCGAATGCCATTTTCCTGTCCTCCTTATGACTCGTCAGTAGTAATCTTAACGACACCTAACTGATCGATAACGCCAGCTTCCGCCGAAAAATACATAACGATCTCGTCAGATATAATATTTGCATTATATTCTACGCGCATCGTAAAGTCTCGGTTCATTACATACCCAACCGCGCTTTTAGCGTAAGCAAAGTTTGTTCGGTCATTAGTAGCCAAAGGCAATCCGCCTTCTTCTCCGTTATTCCCAATAAATTTAAAATCAAACCCGTAAAAGCTGGCGATACTGCCATTAACCAAAGTTTTGACCGCGCTTGTATCAATCGTTTTCACGTCAGTTTCTTGAGTTAAGTGGTGCTTACCTCGCACTCCCGCGACAATGTAGCGAGAATCCTCGTCAACCCCGTCCTCGTCAAGCAATAGTGCTGATTGAGCAATCATTGCAACGTTTAAGTTATCGTTACTACCAGATATGTTTTTGGCAACAGTTTTTGACGGAGAAGACGCAACCAAAGCGTCAATGATGATCTGATCTTCTTTTCGGCGACAAGCCCCGGTGATTGCCGGTTTTAACTCTGCAAGCGCATCGTAGGGAACTTCGCTTTTTAGAAAATCATCACACTGAACACGACCTGCGTATCGTTTGATTGTGATTGTTACTTTAGTGACCGGAGGGTTACTAACTAAAACTTCCGTAGCAACAGAGTGCTCGGTCATTCGCATCGCTCCGTATTTTGTAAACTGATGCGACTCTCCGCCTGTAGTTTTAACCCGTACAGTATCTCGTAACTTCCCACCATTTTCAATAAATTCGTGATGGACATCCGCTTCAAATGTTTTGAATTGGACTGTGTTTAAAATATTATATGACATGGTTTATCCTCAATTCTTAACAACTAGTACAACAGTCGAATTGGGTTATCGCCACTCAGCGGGCCTCATCTGCCATTTAAAGTTTGGGTCAACTTTAGTTTTTATGGGCTTCGTAAAAAGGTTACCATAAAAAAACTACAAATAGTATAACTTACTTTTTTTTAGTTGTCAAGTTTTGTGCCCTTTGCGGCAAAGTATGCTCGCATTTTACCTAAATACTCTTGTTGTTTTTCTGGGTACGCCTCAAACAAATGTTCGTTTTCTTTCTGATACTTTCTGGCTTCTGTTAACAGCTCGTCAGCCGATTGTTTTGGGGCTGCGGCTGCGTTGCCCGATGGGACAGTTAAATTCTGTTTAACTAGATTTCGGTGTAAAAAATCCAATGCCTCTCCGCTAACCGCTATGCTATCCAGTATTTTTTGATCGGCTTCGCTTAAGCCGCTCTTATAGTTATTAAGCTCACCAAGCACTTGCTCTTTTCGATGCCCAAGTTTTAACAGCTCGTCTTCTGGTTTAACTTTTGACGCTTCTATTGACTCTAAATAACTTTCTAGTACTCCTTCCGCTTGCTCTTTGTTCAATCCGTTTTTCTTAAAAACTTCTGAAAGGTACGGCAAGTCTAAAGTTTCGCTTAACTCTTTGTACTTTTCTAACTGTCCTCCCTCTTCAAAATTAAAATCGTAATCTTCTGGGACTTTATATTTATCCTCGACCTCTTTAATGTTTTTCCGCAATTCCCCAATGTATTTACTCTGTTCGCTATACGCCGCCGCTAGATCGCCAGCGGTTTTATATTTACCCCCCAATAAATCCGTAGTTTCCGTTTCAGCACTAACAACTTCTGCCGGTGCCTCTACACTTTCTGCTTGCGTGTCTACCGTTTCTGCTGTTTCTACATTTTCCGTTGGGGTTTCAAGTAATGACATTAATTAGCCTCCTTAGCTTTATTTTTTACCTGCTCTAAAAGTCGTTTAAGTTGTCTTACTACACTGTTCTGTCCTTCTCGTTGTGCCGCTGCCATTAAAGTATTGCCACTATCCGGGTGCACCATCTGAATAACTGGTTTCCCGATCGTGTTGTCTTCCAAGATTTTCAACGCTTGTTGCCCGTCTGGGGTTCTAAGTAACCGAATTAACACTAGTTTTTCCTCGTCGCTAAACGGTATTTGTATCACTGCGCTGCCTCTGGCGTTTGTTGGCCTAATTGTTGCTGCGCCATGCCAATAATGTTCTGTTGAATCTGGGCGGATTGTTCTTCCGTTGGTACTATGCCCTCCGGTAAGCTCAAATGTGAGGCGATTTTACGTGCGTATTCTGCTGTATTCAACACTGTCTCTAGCATTTCTGGGCCTTTAATCTCCATCATGTGCCTTGAATAGCGCATAAGGTTCAAGATTTCTTCCTCTTCTTGCAACGTAGCCAGCGGGGACAGACTCTGAACGTCAATCTCGAGCCCATTTACACGGAACGAACCAAGATCTACCATCGGGTCTCCGTTGGCATCGACTACTTTTTCTAAGCATTTTAACGACACATCAATGGTTTTTGCCACAAGCTCTCTAAACAGCCGCCCAAACGAGGAGCCCGATCGATTAGCGTATTCTTGCTGCCGAATCGTTTGCTCGGTAGCCGTCTTTACTGGCGCATCGATCGGGCCTAGCGGGTCCGTAAATAACATTTCGTTAATGTTTTTCCGCAAGTCCTCAACGATAATCCGTTGTAAATTAGAATACGGCGGTGGATTTAAGTATTGAATCTTTGGCCCCGCCATATCCCAGTACACCGGTATCGCAATACCCGGTTCAAGTTTCATGTTCTCTAAACTCATAACGCCATCGTCACCAACAAGCAGCGGCGGCTGCCCGGTCATTGCTGCTGCTTTTAAGTCAAATTCTATCGACTTGTTAAGCGTTTTAATATCGGGTAGTGCATACAAAAGCGGCCCCCGGCCATACCACTCGCCAGCAACCACGGACCATCGAAACACCACCCACGGCAAGAACTCCTCGTCGCGCTCCACAAGTAAATGATCGCCTTTGGTTGCCAAAATACAATACTTAAACCCCATAACCTTTTCAGTTTTTTGCACTCCGTCGATCATATAGGTTGCCGTAACTTCCGCCGGATACATCCCCTCTATCAACTCGCACTCGTCCATGTGTTTTTCTGCGTAGGCGTCTTGCATCTCTTTTGGGATTTTTGCATCTGGCCACGTGTCCATAATGTTTCGGTATTGCACTTTCATTTTTCTAAACACAGTGTCCACCGTGTTGTCTGCCCCTGTTGCTATGTATAGCTTAGAAATCGGTACCGCTTCGACCAGTAAGGGTTGTCTACTTGTTCCGGGGCGGATAAGTAAAGCTCCTGTTCCAGCTGCAACGTCATACAACGCTTCGGACACTGCTTGATCAAACGACGACGCATGAATACAATCAAACAATTTTTCCTCCATAATTTCTAACTGTTTAATTGTTTCAGGGTCGTCTTGTCCGTCCTCGTTTTTCAAAAACATCCCCGCTTTTAAACGAGCCCACTTTTTCATTGGCGGCACCAACACGTTTTGTATATTGGATACAAACTTTTGCGTCCCGTTTACTGCGGTTGAATCAAAAACAACTTGAGCGTTATCCCGTTTAGCACCACTAACCGCTTCGCTAAATAGATTTCGCTGAGGCATACAATACTCGTACACTTCTTCATACGTCGAGTCCCATTGTTGCTTGCGCGACTCAAGGGTTTTAAACGTCGCTAAAAATTTTTCTTTAACGTTCACACAACACCCCGCTCAGACGTTGACAACAACGACCGTCGCCCCATGGTTCCGCGCCTTAAAGCCAACAACGCCGTAGTATTTTCCAGCGCGATTTTCTCGCGTTGTGCTCGGCTTTCTTCCTCCTGCTCTAACAATTGTTCTTGTTGAACCCTTAACTGCTCACGCTGTACTGAGTCGTCGTATTTCGGTCCGCCGCCACCCATATTCTACCTCCATTTATTACTAACCACCGGTACAATTCATACGGAGTCATTGCATAATTAGTTATTCCTAACGCCATTTTCACTATACTAACACACCCCGGTATCATATTTCCAATATGAAACCCCGACTTACAGTCTTTTTCGGTCGTTTCATATTCGACGATTAGATATTTTGGCCGGTTAAAATAAAAACTCAAAACTTCCTCGGCCGTCTGATTTTCGTATAGTTTAGTGTTTATATTAAACCCTGTATAATCAAGCGCAACCGTGTGCGGGCTAATCGTCCGTAACGCAAATACGTGTTGAATATTATGGTCCAATAACTTTTTTAAAATTTTCATGGTCGGGTGTTTAGTAGGACTAATTCGTCGAAACACCACATACCATTTAATTTTTTTCATGCTCATAGTATACTAAAATATTTTAAACTTGGGAAGTACAGTCGGTTTCTGCATTTTTTGATTTCGACCTAACATTGTTTTATGCTCGCCCCCGCCTAACAACGCATACTGCAACGCATCATGTGGATGGCTAAACCGGTTTTTTTCCGGTTCCAATTTATACTTGGCCTCGCCCCCAACGTTCAATCGCTTATAGTGATACCCGCCATTAAAACCTCGGCGCACCATTGGGGCTTTTTGCCGACTCACAATAATCCCCGGTAAGCCATTGCTTGAGCGCAACAGTGGCGACAATACCGCTTCTCGTCGAACTTCAAATTTATTGGACGGGGCGGGGCGTATGTACAATTGTTCCGTTTTAAAAATATCAAACGCCGTTACCCCTTGCTGATCCCTAAAACCACCAGACGGATCGCCCCATAACTCAATATTCGCTTGGCTATACTCTTTAGTCAAATACTTATTAAAATTTCTAGCAAAGTCTTGCAGCGGCCACGTCTCGCCATCGGGCGTTAAAAATTCATCAATCACCCGCCATCGCGCAAAAGGGTCTTTCTGAGCGAGAACCGCCGACGGGGTGAGTCCAAAGTCCACGCCCACAATTAGCGGCAATACCGAGTCATACTTCACATCCGCACTTGAATGTGTGGCGTCCACATAATTGTCCCCATACACCGGCTTGCCCTCTTGTATAAATCCGTAATCCCCATGAACGTACACATCAATCCACTCTTGAGGCTTACCGGCCATCATATTCGTATAGTAATTAGGCGGTAAATTTTCCACATTCTCTGCGCTTTCACTAAGCCCAGACGGTTGATCGAAAAACACCCACCCGTCCGGCTGTTGAACCTCGGCCATGTTGTACCACCAGCTAGAATCATCAGGCGGGTTAGTGTCCGCTATAACGCCAAACCGTGTTGGCCATTGCCCCGCAAAGCCTTCGGGCTTTTCCCTGTGCGACGGATACCGACCCACCCGCCCCGTAGCCGCGTCTAAAATTTCCTTCAAAATATAACGCGCCTCGTTAAACCAGATCATTGTAGCTTCTAACGACAAT